TTAGGTGTAGTAGAAAATGCTGATGTATACAATGTTGATATTGTTGCTGAAGCAGGCTTAGCTACAATTTATGCTGGTGCTTCTGCTTACTCAACTGGTGTATTTGATGATACATTATTCACAGGTGCGCTTGCAACAGAAATGAACGGTGCAGTAGTAACATCTACAAATGGTAACTATAGCCCAGGAACGGTTGTAACAAACTGGCAAACAGTACAAAACAAACTACAAAACTTTGCACAATTCCGCCGTAAAGATTGCGTATTTATTTCCGATCCATTACGTTACACATTAGTACAAGGCGCAACGTTTAAAATACTTGACGATAAGACAAAGAACTTCTCACAAAACATTTACTGGCCATTACGTAACACTTATAGCCCATATAATTCAAACTATATGGTAGCATACGGTAATTGGGCTAAGATTACAGACAGCTTTAGCGGTCGTCCAGCTTGGTTACCATTCTCTGGTTTTGCTGCAGCGATTTATACAAATAACGATGCAGTAGCTTATCCATGGGGTGCACCTGCTGGTCTAAATCGTGGTATTGTAACAGGCATTTCTGACTTAGCAATTAACCCACAACAAAAACAACGCGATCTACTCTATAAGATCTCTATTAACCCAGTAGTCAATTATCCAAATGAAGGATTTGTAGTAATGGGTCAAAAGACAATGCAAAAAGCTCCAAGCGCTTTTGATAGAGTGAATGTACGTCGTTTATTCCTTTATCTAGAAAAGTCAGTACTCAATACTACAAAGTATTTCGTATTTGAACCTAATACATCATTCACCCGTAATCGTTTAGTTAATACAATTACACCAGTATTTGAATTAGCTAAGAATACTCAAGGTATATACGACTACTTGATTGTATGTAACGATACTAATAACCCTCCAAGTGTTATTGATGATAATTCGCTTGTTGTAGATATCTACATTAAGCCAGTTCGTACAGCAGAGTTTATCTTGGTAAACTTCTACGCTACACGTACTGATCAAAACTTCCAAGAGTTACTACAATAACCTTAACATAAATATTATATGAGCCCTAGAAGAAATTCTAGGGTTTTTTTATAAATAAATATATGACACAAACAATACAAGACGGTAAAACAAAAGTAGTTTACATTAATCCGTTTAATATAGATTCTGGAGTATATAAAATAACATGCCAAGATACAGGACACTTTATCGTGGGCTCGTCTCTTGATTGCAGAACTAGATTGAGAGAACATTTTATTGAGCTTGAAAGAAATAGTCATTGGAACACTCATATGCAAAACAGATATAATAAACATAAGAAAAATTGGATGTTTGAAGTGATAGAATCTGTTGAACCTGATAAATTGCTTTTGCGAGAATCTGAGCAAGGATATATTAATATGCACTATAATAGCGAATTATGCATGAATATAAATAAAAGTGCATATGTTCCGTCTTTCATAGGTCATGCCCACACCATAGAGACTCGCAACAAGATATCTATTAATTCGGCTAGGAGAAATAAGCCAGGTACTATGTTAAATAAAAAACACAAAGAAAGTACACGAAAAAAAATGTCTATAGCACAAAAACTTAGGGCCCCAGAGAGTGAGGAAACGCGGAAAAAGAAAAGTGTAGCTAAGCTAGGTAATGACTGGAATAAGGGGCGTAGACATACTCAAGAATTTAAGGATAAAATAAGAGCGTCATGGGTTATACGTAAATTAAAAAAGCAAATAAATATCTTAAATAAAGATAGTGTTTAGCATAAATATTATTATATGAGCCAGACCATATCGGATTTTTACAGGGTAGCACAGCAAAGAGATTTCGCAAGAAATTACATGCTTCGTGTAGTATCTATTGGTAACAACACGTTTAATGAAGACGACTTCGTTTACATTACCACAGCCACATTGCCTGATAGAGCTATTCAGAATCAGACTGCAACATATATGGGTTTAGACTTCAATATGCCTGGTACAGTAAAATACCCAAACAGCAATGCTTGGGACGTAACATTCCGTGCAGATAAAGCTAACTTACTTCGCAATAAGTTAGAAGCTTGGCAGAGAAGTCTTGTTTTTGATGATCAAACAAGTACAGGTAATCTATCAGTAAGAGGTCCAGAATCTGTTATCCAACTTAACCAAATTGATGACAAACTTAACATTATAAATTCTTATACATTGTTCGGTGCTTATATACAAAAGCTTGGTACTCTTGGTTATGATATTACAGGTTCAGGTACTCCGTTACAGTTTACAGCTACATTAGCTTACCATTACTGGACCGATACAGGTGTTGGTAAATAATAAGCTAAATTAAATACATTTGACCCGGCTGAAAAGTCGGGTTTTTTGTTGTATATAGCTTAAGTATTAATATGTCGGTAACACAACCCAATGTACATAGGTTTTTTGATGCTGTATCTAAGTATGGCTTTAATAAAAAATACAACTTCCAAATAGAAGATATTACAGGGTTGCCAGATAATATATCTAATTTAGTTAACTCTATACCGGATTACACTCTATATATACAATCCGCCAAAGTACCGGCTAGGAAAATTAACACAGTAAAAGTACCTTACAAAGCGTTCGAATTTGTAGTACCAACTAATGCTTCGTATCCGGATAGTGAAAACTGGGAAGTAGAGTTCATATCTGATAGTGATATGTTAATTAGAAACTTATTTGAACAATGGAGTTTTACGTTATACGATAACTCAACTAATTCTACATCTAATATTGATTTTGCTAAGTGCAATTTAACTCTTAATCTTTTGACAGAAACGATTGAACCAGTTGGTAATAACAACGAAGTAACAACAACATCAGAACCTTTAAACACAATAAGAACATATACATTATACGGGGTATTTCCGGTTAATTTAAACCCAATCGAATACAACATTACTGATGCTGGTACGGAAGTAGTAAAGTTTAGAGCTACAATGGCATTTCAGTATTTCACAGTTCAGTAATAAGTAATAGTATGACAGACCAAACATTAAATACATTTTACCGGGTAGCTACAGAGCGCGGATTTTCTAGAGACTATCAAGCTCGTGTAAGTCAATTGGTAATAAACGGTCAAGCTCTGGGAGATGACGATTTGGTGTATTTAAAGAGTATGTCCTTACCGAGCAAAAAAGCTGCTATATCAACAGTAAAGTATTTCGGTGTAGAGATTCATTCAACAGGTGTTCGGGATTATGGTGACAGCAAAAATTGGGAATTAACTTTCTTAACTGATCAAATACTATATTTAAAGCAATGGTTTGAACAGAGATTAGAAGAAGTAGCTGATAACACCGATAACCCAGGACGTTTAAATGTGAGCCCTGTACCCGGTTTAGATAGTTATGCAGTAATTGATGTACTTGATGATAATTTGGAAACAGTGGCATCGTACACCTTGAATGGTTTATTTGTGGTATCTACTCCAGGAATTGCTTATGACTTATCTGGTGCAGGTAAGGTGCAAGAATTTAAAGTAACACTTGGTTATCAAACTTGGGATGTAACTCCGGGTTCAATTCCTCAATACGAATCACCCGGTGGTGCTGGTGCATTAGGTAATGTGTTAAACACCCTGCGCACCGTAAACAGCATTGTACGTAATGTAAAGAGTATTTCGAAAGCAATACGTAAGAAATAAAATGCCTATTACAAATAGTACATTTTTAACTCAGGTACTATCTACACCTAACTTTCATATACCACTTGAAGCTAACTTCATTATAGGTATAGAGAACTTAGATACTATTATTACGAATTTAGATGCTGCAAAAGATATTATTTCTGATAGTGCTTTGCAGGTATACCCTGATGTATGGAATGGAGATCAAAACTTAGATGTATCTGATGTTTATTTTGCTAACGGTGTTAAAGTACCTGGAGAAGGAAGTAGTGCAGATAGAGTAGGTTTAAATACTAATACTACTTTAGCGGGTGGTTTAATTTCTGGTCCAATATTAAAAGGACGTAAGAATTTAGCAAACTTTGAAATATCGTTTCTTGAAACAAACACATCATTTATTGATTATGTTATCAGACCGTGGATAGTAGCTGTATCTCAATTTGGTTTATTCTCTAGAAAAAGCTCAGCGAATCTTAACACTCAAGTTGGTATAAAAAGCACTCAAGACTTTAAAACAGACATTACGATAGCATTTTTAGATAAAACCAACTCAGATGTTATCCGTAAACTTATTACTTTTCACAATGCTGCACCTATAGATGTTGCAAGCTATGATGCAACATATGGTAAGGTTGGTATGCGCACAGCTGCAGTTACTTGGACGTATTCTACTTATGAAGTTGGTACTAACTCCGCAGTCTCTGCAGGGGGGAGTACTATACCAAGTATCGTTGTTCCAAATATTCCATCTACTGTAGCTGCTCCTGCAAAAACAACTACAAACGCTAATAATGGATTTACAGGCGGTGGTGGTAGTTTCGGGGGTGGAGGTGCTGGGGGTTCGTGGTAAGTAGGTTGTAATGCCTTTCAAACTTAACGCTTATTTACCTAGTAAAAAACAAGAGGTACAAATAGGAGAGCTCTATTATAAGCAATATAGAGAGCTAGTTAAAAGCTTATATAATACAGACAAAAAAGAAACAATCCAGCAGTATAATTCTATATTACAAGATTTATGTTCTGATATTAAAGATATAGATATTACAATTGAAGATAAACTTTCATTACTATTAACAATCCGTAATTACTGTGTTAGTCCGGATTTAAAGCTAAAAGGAACCACTAAGGGTGGCACTACGTTTAACTATAGCATTTCCGTAGATAAATTAATTAAGTTGGTTAATACTATTAATAAATCCGATACTATACAAATAGACGGTATAACTATAAGTTTTTCATCATATAAAGCTCGAGACGAATATGTTCTCCTTAGTAATAACAGGGATATCTTCATTATCTTAGCGTCTTGTATAGATAACATAGTAATTGGTGAACAAACTGTTATTTTTAAGGATTTAGCATTTGATGAAAGATTGCAAGTAGTAAACTCTTTACCTCATACATATACTAATAAAATATACAAAGCTATTA